CGTTACCTTTACTGGCGGCGTTTACTCAGTACTCGAAGTTTAATTAAAGCCGGCAACGGCCCGACACAAAGGCAGGCACAATGCAATTAACACTTAAAGCAACGTTTAACGACGGCACTACAAACACGGTTACTACTAACTTAAGTACGGTGGTTGCTTGGGAACGCAAATACAGGCGTAAGGCGTCAGAAATGGCGCAAGGCGTAGGCGTTGAGGATTTGGCGTATCTGTGCTACGAAGCAACACGCGCTACAGGTACCACGGTACCGGGCAACCTTGACCAGTTCATTAGTTCGCTGGCGTCTATTGAGGTAGTCGAGGCCGCTGACCCAAAAGCCTAAACGGCACGGTGCGCCGCGCACTTGCCGAAATCTTAGTAGCAACAGGTTTTTGGCCTAGTGAACTATCATTCGAGTTAGACGATATGAACGCCACCATAGAAATACTGAACAAGCAACGCGGCGGTAAGTAATGGTTGCGCGCGCGGCTATCCCCGAAATCTACGGTATTAAAGAGGCGCTAAAAGAGTTAAACGATTTTGATAACAAGTACAGGCGCGAAGTAACTAAACAGATAGGCGGCGCTGGCCAACAGATCGTTAGCGAAGCGCGTAGCATGGTTGCCCATTTTGATAACAGCAAACAAAACGGCGCGCCATTGTCGGGCATGGTTCGCGGCAACTTAATTAAAGGCCGTAATACCAGTTGGAAAACAGATCAGGTACAAAAAGGTTTTAAGGTAAAAGTAGGCGTACGGGCCAGCAAAGAACGCTACGTAAACTTTAACCGTAGTGATGATCTAGGCAACCGTTATACCAGCCAAGTGGTTTACGGTTCTAAGCCCTACCAACTTATGGTTATCCAACAGGCTGACGCGGCAGGCGCAATTTATGACCATGCCGGGGCACAAACACAAGGCACGTTTGTAACAAACCTTGATGTAGAGGTAGGCGGCCAGCCCCGCGCCGTAGATATTGCGGTAGAAAATAACCGCGAGGCAGTCACCCAAAAGGTTATGCAAATCGTAGATACTGTTATGGAAAAGACAAACCGAAAACTGGTAACACGCCATGGCAATTAATATCCCCATCATCTCTAGCCTCGAAGGCAAAGGGTTTCAGCAGGCAATCACCCAACTAAAAGCCCTAGAAACCACCTCACAAAAAGCGGGCTATATAGCAGGTAAAGCATTTTTGCCAGCAGTTGCCGCTATGGGCGCGCTTACTGTTGCTGCCGGGTACAGCATTAAAGCCGCCGTAGAGGACAGCGCCGCGCAAGCGATATTAGCCAAAACCCTACAAAACGTTACTAGCGCAACCGACAGCCAAATAGCCGCAATCGAGGAACAAATATCGGTAATGTCGCTGGCTACTGGCGTTGCAGATGATGAACTACGCCCCGCGTTTGCGTCACTGGTTCGCGTAACCCAAGACGTAACGGCAGCAACCGACGGCCTAAAACTCGCTATGGATATTTCAGCCGGCACGGGCAAGGATTTAGGTTCGGTCAGTGACGCGCTAGCAAAAGCGTACGGCGGCAACTATAAAGCGCTAGGCCTGCTGTCGCCTGAACTAAAAAAAATGATAAAAGACGGTGCCAGCCTCGATGAAGTTATGGCTGCTATGGCTAAAACGTTTGGTGGTCAAGCCGCTGTTGCAGCAGGTACCGCACAAGGGCAATTTAAGCGCCTCAACGTGGCATTAGACGAAGCCAAGGAAAGTATAGGTATGGCGTTATTGCCTGCTGTTATGGCCGTGCTGCCGTACCTGATCGCGTTTGGTAATTGGGCTGCAGATCACACCGGCACACTGTTAGCAGTTGCTACCACTATTGCCGCAATATCTACAGCGCTAATAGGATTTAAGGCCGCGCAAGTTATCGCTAACGCGGTAACAATAGTAACTACCGCGCTGAACTGGTCACTGGCTGCCAGCGCCGCCGCTGCCAACACGGCCCTAACGTTGGGCGTAGGTGCTGCCGCTATTGCTGCCGGGCTAGTAGTTGCTGCTGGCGCGTTTATGGTTTACAAAAACGCCACAAAATCAGCCGTGGAAGGTAATCGCACGTTTGGCGGGTCACTAACCCCACTGCCCCCAGCCATTGAGGAAGTAGACACTGCTATAGGCGGGGTATCCGATAAGGCTAAAAAAATGGCCGAACGCGTTAAAGAGGCCAGCGACGCACTTAAAACGTATTTGGCCGACGCACTAGCCAACGCGCAAACCCAGTTAGCCGAAGCGCAAGAGGCGTTTAACGATTTTGCTACAAACGTTAGCGACGGCATTAAAGACGCGTTTAGTTTCCAAGACGCTAAAGACGCAGGCGACGAAACAGGCGCCGGGTTTCTACAGGGTTTACGCGATCAGGTAGCAGGTATTGTTAAGTACGGCCAAGACGTCAAAACGCTGTTGCAGTTAGGGCTATCCCAAGAAGCGTTGCAGGCTGTACTTGACGCAGGCGGCGAAAGTGGCGCGGCTATTGCAGCCGAACTTATTAAGGGCGGTGCTACAGCAATCCAAGAAACCAACGCCCTAGTGATGGCAGCCGAACAGGCCGCGTTTACTATCGGTCAATCAGCCGCCAGCCAATGGTACGGTGCCGGCGTTTCTAACGCCCAATCATATTTGCAGGGCGTCGAAGCGGCGTTTGCTGCAGCCCAAGCCAAGTTAGGGCAAAAAGGTATTAAGTTGCCTGACATTAAAGGCATAGGCGCAGGGTTCGCGGAAGCAATCAGCCCGCAACCAGTAAGCCGAGTAATACCGCAACGCCCGGGCCAAGGCTACGAGGATTTCGCCAGCCTTACCGTAAACGTTACGGGCGGCCTTGCTACTAGCGCCGAAGTAGGGCAGGCGGTAGTAAACAGTATCCGCGCCTATAACCGATCTGCAGGCCCCGCAAATATACAGGTGGGCTAATGGCCACGTCAGTAATTGCCAGCGGTAACTATGAACTATTTATAGACACTGGTTTCATGCTGAACGCGTTTACGCTTGATGACGCAACACGGGGCGTATTAAATAACACAGAATACGTTTTAGACGGCACTACCGAGTTTGCGCCTATGTTGGAATACGCTAAAAACGTTTCGGTAAACCGTGGCCGCCGTGAGATCGGTGACCAGTTCAGCGCTGGCACAATGTCGTTTACCCTCGACGACACACTAGCCAACGGCATACTAAACCCGCTGTACACGTCTAGCCCGTTCGTAGACCCTGCCGGGCAGTTCACGTTGGCGCCTTTGCGTCGAGTATCGCTAGGCCGTTACGACAGCACTAACACGTTCATAGCGCTGTTTGTAGGGCAAATAGTGAACTATGATTATTCGTACGAGTTGGGCGGAAATAATACAGTTACCGTTTACTGTGCTGACGATTTTTACCTACTAGCGCAAACCAGCCTTGCCGAGTTTAACGTTTCCGAACAATTATCTAGCGCCCGCTTAACTGCTGTACTTGATTTGCCTGAAGTTAATTACCCGGCGGCTAGCCGCAACATAAACACTGGCACCCAAACATTGGGCGGCGCTGCCGCTTACACAGTGCCCGAAGGTACGAACGTAAAGGCCTATCTAAACCAAATCCAACAGGCCGAACAGGGCCGCGTTTTTATGTCGCGCACGGGGGTACTGAACTTTGACCCGAGGATAGGTAATACTCTCAGCGGCAGCGTGGCCGACTTCCACGACGACGGCACAAACATTCCCTATAACAATTTGGGCATAACCTATAACGCTGATCAGGTAGTAAACAGGGCCAGTATTCAGCACTTAGGCGCAACCAGCCCGCAAGTAGCAGACGACGCAGCCAGCCAAGCCAAGTACCTAATACAAACCGTAAGCATTACCGACAGCCTGCTACACAATGACGCAGCCGCCGCAACCCTCGCCAGTTACCTACTTGTAGGCGAACCCGAAGCCACGTTTACAGCCGTGCAAACCGATTACCTAATGCTGACCACGGCCCAACGCGAAGCCTTAGCCCTAGTAGATATTGGCGACACCATAACGATTACGAACACTATTGCCGCTGGCGAAGTAGCCCAAGAGTTAAGCGTCGAGGGCGTAGAACACCGCCTAGATTTTGTTAGCGGTCACCGGGTCACCTACTACACGGCGCCTACAGTGATCGTTTACGAGTTCATACTGAACGACGCTATTTATGGCAAACTAGACATACAAGACCCGCAACCCGTTTTAGGATAAAGTACAGAAAATGACCGTTGCAAACTTTACCGCAGGGCAAGTATTGACGGCCGCAGAATTAGACACGTTGAGGAGTGCATTAGGTATGGCTATACCAGATTTTGTAGCAGGTCAAGTATTAACAGCCGCCGAGTTAAACCAACTTGTAGCAGTTGCTAACGTTGCTATTGGCCCGGGCGTTGCTACGGGCGGCACTTCGTCAAGTATCACGGTAGGCGGCATAAATTACACTTTGCTAACTTTTACTAGCGATAGCACTTTAACAGTTACAACGGCAGGACTTTTTGATATTTATATTTTTGGCGGCGGCGGCGGCGGCGGCGGTAGCCATGTTGGCAACGCTGGCGGCGGCGGTGGTGCGGGTGGACAACTTAAAGCAACAGTTTATTTAGCGGCTAACCAATCTGTAACGGTTGGTGCTGGCGGTGCTGGCGGTGCAATTAGCGGCGGTACCGGAACACTCGGCGGCGCAACAAACATTGGCGCGGCCTTTGCTGTTGTCGGCGGCGGCGGTGGTGCAAACGTACAAACGACAGCAGCCCCGGGTGGGTCGGGTGGTGCAGGTACTCACACAGGCGGAAGCAACCTTGGTGCAGCGTCATCGTATGCGGATACTGATTTTGGCTTTAGTGGCGGTAACGGTTCGTCAGGTTTTGGCGGCGGCGGCGGTGGTGCTGGTGGTGCAGGCGCAAACGGCACCTCGTCAACTACTGGCGTAGGCGGTCTAGGTGTTGAGGTAAATACGTTTATTGGCGGTTCATCATTGTTTAAGGCTGGTGGCGGCGGTTCTTGGTCTGCTGCTGGCGGATCGGGTGTTGGCGGTTCAGGCACGACAGCGGCGGCAGCAAACACGGCTGGCGGCGGTGGTGGTGGTACCTCGTCTAGTGCAGGTTCGGCAGGCGGTAGCGGTATTGTTTATGTAAGGTTTAAGGTATGACCGCACAATATTTCGCACAACTAGACAGCAACAATATAGTGTTAGCGGTTCATGTTGTCACGGCTGAATACATGGCAGAAAACCCCCAACGATACCCGGGCGTATGGGTTGAAACGTTTATAGACCGACTTGACAAAACCTATGCAGGCGTCGGTTATACCTACGACGCACTTACGCAAGATTTTACAGCACCGCCAGTAATACCAGCAGACGAGTAATGAAATGGCAATACCTACTTGGCTGCACAATTCTTGTAGCGATAGTGGCTTGGGGCTGTAGTGGTTGCACCGTTTCTAAAACTAATACAACTTACCAGTGCTTTACAAAGGCGGCGTGCGACAATGAAAACCCCTGAACAACAACACGCGGCACTAATAGTTTTTGTGGGCCGTCTTATGGCAGTCTGTTTTACTTTTACTGTTATGGCGTTTATTTACGGCGTACTGTTTGTAGACCAGCCAATGGAACAGGCACCGACAGACGCGCAACTAATAGACCTGCTATCCACGTTGCTAGTGTTTTTAACTGGCACACTGTCGGGCCTCGTCGCGTCTAACGGACTTAAAAGCAAAACCCCGCCAACTCGATAATGGCTATACCACCAATTAAAAAACTGGTACTGCCTGCCTCGCTGCAACACGTTAAGCCCGGCGAACTACCGCCTAGCCTGCTAGTTGAGGTTAAACCGTTTGGCAAACTACACCCGCTGGCCGCTAACGCTTACAACGCTGTTAGGGCTGCCGCGTTCACTGCAGGTATAAAACAATTTAAGCCAATTAGCGCGGGCGACACTTACCGCAGTGTCAGTTTGCAGCGCCAAGGATTTTTGGCCCGCTACACACTTGACGTTATACCCGGGCAAAAGCCCCGCGTATACGAAGGCAAAAACTATTACCTAAAACCCGGCAACGCACCAATGGCAGTACCCGGCACAAGCCGCCATAACTTAGGTTTGGCCTGTGACTATGCAAACATGGCTGGCCCCACGTTCGAGTTTATGTGTGAACACGGCCCGCGTTTTGGCTGGTCATTGGAAGTAATGCCCGCTGAACCGTGGCACTGGTTTTACTGGCCCGGCGACAAAGTGCCAGCAGCCGTAACCCAATACCTGCAAGGTTTAGCGCCAGTATCCCCCACCGCGTAACACGTGCCTACTACGGTTTTATGACCGACGAAAAGAGGACTACCACGCATGAACGAACTACAAACGTTTACCTATGAATGTTTTATAGGCCGTATGGATAACGGC